ACAACCATAGATATAAATGGTAACGTAGATATATCAGGTACACTAACAATAGGTAGTGCAGGTATATCTGAAGCAGAGTTAGAAATACTTGATGGTGCTACTGTAACAACTACAGAGATAAATATACTTGATGGTAACACGAGTATAGGAACAACTGCTGTATCTGATGGACATGGCATCGTAATGAATCATGGTGGCACTATGGCACAAACCACAGTGCAAACTCTTGCAGCCTACCTAGATGATGAAATAACTGCAATGCCTAATCTTGTAACTACAGCAGCTACAACAGTAGGTGCATTAAACTCTGGTAGTATTACAAGTGGATTTGGTACTATTGACACAGGTTCATCTACAATCACAACTACAGGTTTAATTACAGGTGGTTCGCTAGATATAGATGATGTTGTTATAAATGGTAGCACAATAGGTCACACAAGCGATACAGATTTAATGACAGTCGCAAGTGGTGTTTTGACTGTGGCAGGTGAAGTTGATGCAGTATCTTTAGATATAAGTGGTGATGCTGATATTGCAGGAACATTTACTCTTAATGGAACAACCCTTGCAGAGACTATATCTGATACTGTCGGTGCAATGGTTACCTCTAATACTGAAACAGGTATAACAGTATCCTATGATGATGCTGACAATACACTAGACTTTGTTATAGGCACACTTAACCAAGATACAACAGGTAATGCAGCGACAGCGACAGCGTTAGAAACAGCAAGAACAATACACGGTGTATCATTTAATGGTACAGCAAACATTGATTTATCTGAAGTTATATCTGACACAGTAGGTGCAATGTTCAGTTCCAATACTGAAACAGGCATAACTGCAACATATCAAGATGCTGACAATACAATAGACCTTGTTATTGGTGCAGGTGTTATTGTTAACTCTATGTTAGCTGATGATGCAGTAGGTGCAGATGAGTTGGCTGCAAGTGCTGTGGTAACTGCTTCTATTGTGGATGCAAACGTAACAACAGCAAAAATTGCAGATGATGCAGTAACACAAGCCAAGATAGCCGATGATGCAGTAGGTGCAGATCAACTTGCAAGTGACGCAGTTGTAAACGCAAGCATAGCATCAAGTGCTTCAATAGCAGATAGTAAACTTGCTACAATATCTACTGCAGGTAAAGTGGCATTGACTGCATTAGAAATAGACGGTGCATCAGATATAGGTGCTGATTTAACAACCTCTGACCTCATTGTTGTAGATGACGGTGCAGGAGGAACAAACAGAAAAGCTGCTCTTTCAAGAGTAGTAACATTGATGTCGGCTCAAGGATTCAGCACAGATGATCCGACAGCATTAGCTATAGCGTTAGGATAATAACATGGCAAATACATTTAAAGTGGTCACATTCGCTGCCGAGCCAAATGCT